TGGCTGTACTCCGTCACTCGTAGCCAAAGTACGTAAATCGGGTAAGCACCACGTAGAAGTGCCTTACATTTACGCCGATGCACCTGCTGGTGTTAACGTGTCTGACGCTGCGTATAAGCTGACCAAAGGCGGGAAACCAAAAACGGATTCTAATGCGGATTTAAATCCGGTTAACAAAGCAGGTGTAGACCCTAACGCGTGGACGAGGACTGGTATCTTAAATCAAGCCGAACAGTACGTAAGCGTAGACCGCGCAGCTACGCATGGTGATATGGAGGATAACTTTGAGGCCATAGCTACCTTTTGGTCAACCTACCTTGGCACTACTGTATTTAGCCACGATGTAGGAGCTATGATGGCCCTGTTAAAGATCGCACGGCTAAAGGCTAATCCTACCAACGCAGACAACTGGATTGACACCGCTGGTTATATGGCGTGTGGTGGTGAACTTGCTACGCAAAAAGCTCACAAGTAGTGGACCTAGTAACCTTAGACTTTGAAACATTTTATGACAAAGATTTTTCTCTGCGTAAGATGACCACCGAAGCCTACGTTCGTGATCCTCGTTTTGAGGTGATCGGCGTAGGCGTCAAACGCAATGACGGAAAGACGGAGTGGGCAAGTGGCACACACAACCAGATTAAAAAATATCTCACCGAAACCGTCAACTGGGCTGAGACTATGTTACTTTGCCATAACACTATGTTTGATGGTGCCATTCTTAGTTGGTGTTTTGATATTCGTCCTCGGGTGTATACCGATACTGTGTGTATTGCCCGTGCTGTACACGGGACTGAAGCTAGCGCAAGTCTCGCTGCGCTGTCTGAAAGGTACGATATTGGCGTCAAAGGGACAGAAGTCCTCGACGCAAAAGGCAAGCGGCGTAGAGATTTTACTCCCGAAGAACTGAGCGCATACGGTGACTACTGTATCAATGACGTGGAGCTAACGCGTCAACTATTTAACATCATGGCAAGTGGACTGGTATCAGGTACGCGGTTCCCGCCCGAAGAATTAAAGTTGATAGATTTGACTTTGCGTATGTTCACCGAACCTACGTTGCAACTGGATAAGCCGCTACTGCACTCGCACTTAGCAGATGTTAAGGGGCGTAAGGATAAGTTGTTACAGGACGCCAAGGTAAGCAAGGCTGACCTGATGAGCAATCCAAAGTTTGCAGAACTATTGAAAACGTTGAACGTAGACCCGCCTATGAAAATCAGCCCCGCCAACGGGAAAGAAACATTTGCGTTTGCTAAGAACGATGAAGGTTTCAAAGAACTGTTGGAGCATGAAGACACGGCAGTACAGGCTCTGGCTACGGCACGGATAGGTACGAAATCCACGTTAGAAGAAACACGCACACAGCGTTTCATAGGTATAGCAGAACGCGGGGCGTTACCCGTGCCTGTAAGATACTACGCAGCGCACACTGGGCGTTGGGGTGGCGATGACAAGATCAACCTACAGAACCTACCAAGTCGCGGGGCTAACGGTAAGAAGTTAAAGCGTAGCATCATTGCCCCTGACGGTCACACGATGATTGACTGTGATAGTTCGCAGATCGAAGCGCGTGTACTCGCATGGTTGGCAGGGCAAGATGACCTTACCGCCGCGTTTAAAAATGGTGATGATGTTTACAGGCACATGGCGAGCAGCATATACAGCGTACCCTCAGAAGACGTTACAGATAGCCAGAGGTTTGTTGGTAAGACTACTATCCTCGGGGCTGGCTACGGTATGGGCGCGGTGAAGTTTCAGACGCAGCTTGCAGGTATGAGTGTAGAGGTAGAACTACGAGAAGCACGACGCATCATACAGATTTACCGTAAAACCAACGGAGCTATAACGCAGCTATGGACAGACGCGAACAACATGATTGCGTACATGGCACGTGGTGACGACCTACAGTTTGGTAAAGACGGTGTACTCGCCGTCGATGCGTCTAGGAACGCTATTATCTTACCGTCTGGGCTACCGATGTTCTACCACGCGTTAGGTAAGTACGCCACCGAAGACGGGCAAGAATACATGTACAAAACGCGCAAAGGTATGGTGCGTATATACGGTGGTAAGGTTGTTGAGAACGTATGCCAAGCAATAGCCCGTTGCATTATAGGTCATCAGATGATACTAATTGCAAAGCGATACAAGGTAGCATTGACCGTACACGACTCGATTGTAATAGCGGTGCGTGACGAAGAAGTAGACGAAGCTAGGACTTATGTAGAACATTGCATGAGCCAGAAACCTGACTGGGCCGATGGCCTACCTATCACCTGTGAAAGTGGCACAGGTAAATCATATGGAGACTGTGAGTAATGGAGGTGGAGTCGAGGAAAGACCAAATTGAACGCGCTGCAGAAGCCTTTAACAAAACGCACCCTAAAGTTTGGGACTTATTTGTTAGGTTCACGCGGGAGTTATACGCTCGGGGCTTCCGTAATTATTCAGCCAAAGGCGTTTTTGAACGTATTCGGTGGGAGACTGACCAAGCGGATGTGTGTGGTAAGTCTGAGTTTAAACTAAACAACAACTACAGCGCGTACTACGCAAGATGGTACATGCACGCCTTCCCAGATCACAAAGGTTTTTACAGGACACGCAGACGTATAAGCGAGAGCGTACGTGCAGTAGACGCTGACGTGTTAACACCAGAAGATTTCTTTGACGATGCGGAATGGGCGTGATGGGAGCAAGACCAGAGTTCATCCCCGCCGAAGTGTTTAGGCAGTACCTATCGACTACACAACTGAACAAATATTTTCGGGTCGGTGATATGCAAGCAGGAAGCTACGTGGCGCGGTGCGCCCGTCTTGGTAAACCTATAAAGGCTAAAAACAGGTTACTCGCAAGGTATCGCCCAATAGATGTTATCGCTAGGGCACGGGCAGAAGCGCGGGAGATAACGCGGGCTGAAGAAGACAAAATAGTTTTTACACACGCGATGTATGTCGGCAAGATACTAAAAATGAAAGCAGAGATAGCGGAATTAGAAGACCGTAAGGCCCGTTCAACACACACGCTATCCCTAGACATTCTTAGTAACCAAATAACCTCGCGGGATATGCTGTTAGAAGAAGAGGTAGTAGCAAGTAGTCATGGGTATAAGTGTGCTTGTGGGGTGTATTTTCTGGTACATGCGGGGGCCGTTGTGTACGTTGGACAGTCAATTAACGTATACGCTAGGGTGCATAGCCACGAACAGTCGGGTAGGGTATTTGATTCTTTCGCATTTACTCTCTGCGAGAAAGAAGAGTTAGATATGTTAGAAAGTCTTTATATCCATGCGATATGCCCGTCTGGGCAAGGTCGTAGCACTCATGGGAACCTTGCCGCGCCGTACAGTATGCAACAAATGATTGCGTTGGGTAAGCGCGAGAAATACACAAGGAACCAACGATTATGACAAAAGTATGGCCGTGGTCTTTCAGTAGGATCAAAGCCTTTGAGCAATGCCCAAAGCAGTTCTACCATGAAAAGATATTGAAAGAGCATCCGTTCAAGGAGACTGAAGCAACTCTGTATGGCTCCGAGTTCCACAAAGTTGCCGAAGATTTTATAGCTATCGACGCGCCTATACCTAAGAAGTTTGGCTACGCAGAGAAGGCGTTAACATCCCTGAAGAACAGGCAAGGACAAAAGTTATGCGAAGAGAAGTTGGGCGTAACCGAAGACTTACAGCCGTGTGGGTTTTACGACAAACGTGTGTGGTTCCGTGGCATAGCTGATCTTATCATCTTAGACGGTGACCATGCGGCAGTTGTAGATTATAAAACAGGTCGGTCGGCAAAATACGCAGACAAAGGACAACTTGAACTAATGGCCCTATCCGTGTTTGCCCACTACCCGCAGGTGACTAAGATCAAGGCCGCGCTGTTCTTTGTGGTCAGTAAAGACTTGGTGAAAGACACGTACATGGAGTATGATGGCGCGAAGCTGTGGCGTAAATGGTTGGGCAAGTACAACCAGATGAAGGTAGCTGCCGATAACGATGTGTGGAACGCACGTCCTAGCGGGTTATGTAGACGCCATTGTCCTATAGTCGAATGTGTCCACAATGGAGCAAACTAATGAGAAAACGCAAAAAACAAGTCAACGCACCTGTTGGGTCTGCTACGTTTAAGAGACGTATGGAGCGTCAACGCGCTCGACGTAAGGTTGATAAAGAAGGCGTAGACCGTAACGGAAACGGCAAGGCCGACAAGCGTGAAGGTAAAGACGTTAGCCACAAGAAGGCTTTGGTCAAAGGCGGCAAGAACAAAGACGGTATACGTATAGAGAGTTCAAGCAAGAACCGCGCACGTAACTACCAAAAGAAGAAAAAGTAATTCGGGCAGTTGCCCGAAAGGAGAACTACATGCAGTTGCTTAACGGTAAGGCGTTGCTTCTAAAGCTACGCAATCCATCACGTGTCACTAAGACAATCCCAAATAGTGTGCAGGTTAACAAACAAGAGGTAAAAGTTAACTTCGGTATAGACGAGGCACACTCTCTAAAAGACTTGGGGATCAAGACACCTTCGCCCATAGAAACACGGTACGCATGGACGGGTAAACATGCGCCGTTCGACCACCAGAAAACCACCTCTGCGTTCTTAACTATGAACCGTAAAGCGTTTTGTTTTAACGAGCAGGGCACGGGCAAAACCGCTAGTGCTATCTGGGCAGCAGATTACCTTATGAAGCAGGGCAAAATCAAACGTGCGTTGGTCATATGTCCACTGTCTATTATGGATTCAGCGTGGCGTGGTGACTTAGAAACATTTGCTCCGCATCGCACGGTAGATATAGCGTACGGTGCACCCAAGAAACGTAAGGCCATTATAGAACAGGGTGCAGATTTCGTCATAATAAATTATGATGGTGTAGACATTGTGTTCGAAGAGATTGCCAACGGTGGCTTTGACCTTATTGTCGCTGACGAAGCTACCCACTACAAGAATGCGCAGACTAAACGCTGGAAAACTCTTAACAAGTTAGTACAGCCGCACACGTGGTTATGGATGATGACAGGTACACCTGCGGCACAATCTCCGCTAGACGCGTACGGTTTAGCCAAACTTATAGACCGTACTTCTGTCCCACGTTTCTTTGGTTCGTTTCGCGACATGGTAATGACAAAGATTACGCAATTTCGGTGGGAGATGAAAGCATGCGCTAGTGATCTAGTACACGCCATCTTACAGCCAGCCATACGGTTCACCAAAGAAGAGTGCCTAGACCTACCCGAAATGGTGTACGTCAAACGCAAGGTGGAGCTAACACGTCAGCAGCTAAAGTATTACCAGCTACTCAAGAAACGTATGGTGATGACGGTAGGCGGTGATGAAATATCCGCAGTGAACGCCGCCGTTATTATGAACAAGCTACTGCAAATATCCTGTGGTGCCGTATATACCGACGAGGGTGACGCGTTAGAGTTTGACATATCGCACAGATATAAAGTGTTGCGTGAAGTCATAGACGAGAGTAGCCAGAAGGTCTTGGTGTTCGTGCCGTTCAAACATGCCATTGACATACTGACAGATAAATTGCGTAATGACGGGATTGCTACGGAAGTAATTAGGGGAGATGTGCCCGTAGCTAGACGCACAGATATATTTAAAAGGTTTCAGACACAGGACAACCCACGTGTTCTTGTCATTCAACCGCAGTCGGCAGCACACGGTGTTACGTTAACAGCGGCTAATACTGTTGTGTGGTGGGGGCCAACCTCTTCCTTAGAAACCTATGCTCAAGCCAACGCTCGGGTCCACAGGTCAGGTCAGACACATAGATGTACTGTTGTGCAGCTACAAGGATCACCTGTGGAAAAACGTATTTACTCATTATTAGATAGAAGAATAGACGTACACACAAAAATGATTGATTTGTACAAAGAACTACTTGACTAGCTTATAGTTAACCATTACTTAGTAATTCTCGTTACTGTATAGGGGGACAAATGAGCGAAGAAAGAGAAATTTCCGCTGACAAACTAACCAAGGCGTACATAAAGATACGCGCTGAACGGGTAGCTTTATCGGCCGAATTTAAAAGTACCGATGGGGAGCTTGTGCGTAAACAAGACCTCCTAAAGAACGCGCTCTTAGACTACTGTGAGAACCACAATGTCGAGAGTGTAAGAACTTCTGAAGGTCTGTTCTTTAGGACATCGAAGGTTAAGTATTGGACAAGTGATTGGGAGCGTATGTACGAGTTTATACTAGAACATGACATACCCGAACTGCTGGACAAACGGCTTAACCAGACAAACCTAAAACAGTTTTTAGAAGAAAACCCCGATGTGATGCCCAAGGGTCTGAACATCGACAACGAGTACGTTATCTCAGTTAGGAAAAAATAATGGCAGAGCCGTTCGTACCTATTGAAGATGTGGCGAAGCATTTTGCAGTGTCCATATCTACTGTCCGTGCGTGGTTAAGACAGGGGCACATCCCTAAACACACGTACGTTAAGATCGGTAACACATACCGTTTTAAACTACCCGCCGTAGACGAAGCGTTAACGGCTAAAGCAAAAGAAGAAGCGCATGCGGTGTCCACAGAAACCCAGCTAGAGTTCGACCTCGACGCTGACGAAGACGTATAAACCAAAGGAGAACAACGTGGCAGAAACATATATCATTGAGAGTGTAGAGGCGCTCTGGCCCAAGGTTGATCGGACCTATGTTTTTAACTCGAAGATAAGACGTAGTGAACATTGTGATCCACGGGATCAAAACGCGGCCTATTCTATCCAGTTTCGTATGGACGGACCAACCGCAAAGACGTTGTTTACGCAGATGAAGGCTGTGTACGCGGCTAACCGCGAGGACAACTGGGATGAGAAGCTGCCCAACCCAATCATCAAGGATGACAACGGGACATATACGCATAAGGCTAGTCTAAAAGGTGCGTATAACGGGGAGACTACTACCAAACCGCTAGAGATTGATTCTGATGGTGAGATGTTACCAGAAGGATTTCAGCTAACTACAGGCAGCACAATCAACGTAGCCGTGCAGCTTATTCCGTACGCTATGAAGCTCGGTAAAGAGTGGGAGTACGGTGTGTCTCTGCGACTTAAAGCGGTGCAGGTTATTAAGTATGTTCCGATGGAAGTACGCAACCCGTTTGGTAAAGTAGCAGGCGGTTTTGTATATAAAGCGCCCGTTGACAACCCGTTTGCCAAGACAGCGTCCGAACCTGCTAAGAGTAATAACGTGTTAGCAGATGCTGTTGATAGCGGTGATGACGACTTTGACGAACCACCAAAGAAGAAAGCTGTCAAAAAGATAGCACCTCCTAAAAAGTCTGGTGGAGAGTTAAACGACCTCGTTGACGACATGTTTGACGACGAGTAATTATCCCCCGCCACGGTTATTAATTTAGCCGTGGCTTACCTTATTGAGTGGTAACAATGGATACGGAACAATTTTTAGATCTAGTTCTAGGTCGTGAGGGGAACTATTGCATATTCGCAGTCAACACAGAGACAGGTAGAAAAAAGCAAAAATTCTATACGTCAGTTGAACATGTAGTAGATGCCGCGAAAGATTTTGACGCCAACGGATACGACACGTACTTTAGCTTGGCCACGCTAGAAGAAGCAGGGTCACGTAAAGCTGATAACGTGCGGTCACTAAAGTCATTCTTTTTAGACCTAGATATAGGCGAAGGTGCTAATAAATTTCCTACACAGGCTGATGCAATTAGAGAGCTAGCGAAGTTTGTTAAACAGGCCAACCTACCGCGCCCGTTTGTACTGAACTCTGGGCGTGGGGTACATGTGTATTGGGTACTGACCGAGGACGTGGGTAAACACGAATGGCTTACTACAGCGTCACGACTAAAGAGGTTATGTGCGAGTAGCGGCTTTAATGCTGACCCTGCGGTTACTGCGGATATGGCTAGGGTGTTGCGTGTTCCTAGCACACACAACTATAAGTGCGACCCCCCTGCCCCCGTCACATTCTTCGCCAAGACCCAACCTAGTCCTATAGATTACGATGCGTTTGCAGAGTTAGTAGGTGCCGATGCGATACCAGTGCCTACAGGCGTAGCGGCTTTACGGGCGGCGTTAGAACGTGACACGTATGAAAAACCCGCTGAAGTAGCAGAAGGCGGCAGAAACTCAGCGATGCTTGCTCACGTGGGGCATCTACGGGCTAAAGGACATTTGTCCGAAGCAGACATATTAGACATGGCGCACGGGTTTAACGCTACTTCCCTAGACCCACCGTTAGACCATGATGAGGTAGAGAGTTTAGTAGCACGGTACGCAGTGCATGAAGATGTTAATTTTTACGGAGAAGACGAGGACGAGGAGCTTACAGACAAACACGTTATACCCACGTACCCCAAGCCATATTTCAGAGGGCACAACGGTGGGGTGTATATACGTACACGGGACGCGGACGGTGATCCCGACGAAGAATGTATATACCATTACGACTTTTACGTTACGCGACGGTTGCATGACGTGTTGCTAGGAGAAGTTATTGCGTTTGCGTTGCACCTGCCCCGAGATGGGGTGCGCGAGTTCGTGATACCGTTAACGGCGGTTACATCTAAAGAAGAGTTTCGCAAGAATATGGCTATGCAGGGCATAACTGCATTCGGGAAGGACGTGGATAAACTCATGGCGTATATAGCAGCATGGATAAACGAGCTACAGCGTACAACTACCGCTAGCGAAGCGTACCAACAGTTCGGGTGGTCTGACAAGGAGATGACTGCGTTCGTGTTGGGCGATCAGCTAGTAACGAGTACCGACGTTGAATATAACCCCCCGTCCAGTAAGACCGCTGGTCTTATAGAGTATTTCAAACCCGCAGGTACGAGGGAACGGCAGGTAGAGATACTAGAATTTTTTAACCGCGAAGGGCTGGAGCTACAACAGTTTCTAGTGTGCATGGGTTTTGGCTCTATACTTATGCCACTAACGGGATTGAACAGTTTCGGTGTGCATCTTTACGGGGGTACGGGGGTAGGTAAAACTACATCCATGTACTGCAATCTAGGTATTTATGGCGATCCTCACGGGTTAAAACAAGGGCAACGAGACACACCTAACGCACGTATGAACCGCGGCGAGGTGATGTGTAACCTACCGCTAAACTCTGACGAGATGACCAACATGACGGGCAAGGACGTGTCCGATTATTGTTATCAGTTGTCCGAAGGCAACCAGAAAAATCGTATGGCTGGTGGGGGCAACACAGAACGTGTCAGAGGTAGACCTTGGCATCTTATGGCGCTGTCTACAGGTAACCTAAGTTTTTACGAAGTGATGACAGCGTTTAGAGATAGTCCAAAAGCTGAGATGCAGCGCGTGTTAGAGATACGTGTAGACCCAAACCTAAAGGCTACGCTGGATAAGAACAAAACCGATAAATTGTTCCACGACACGAAACAAAACTATGGACATTTTGCCGTTGAGTACATCCAGTACGTTATTAACAACAGGGATAGCCTACGCAATTTGTACGACAAAATAAAGACACGGCTAGACGCAGCGGCAGGACTACAGCCCGAAAACCGTTTCTGGTCAGGGGGTTGCGCGGCTACTCTGGTGGGGGCACTAGCAGCAAAACAGATGGGTATAGTAAGTTATGACACTAACAGGCTGTACGCGTGGGCAGTGCGTGAACTGAAAAAGGTTAAGGCTTACGTAGATGACAGCGGGGCGTCCGTACAACAGTTGGTTACCGAGTTTGCCACAGAGAACTGGACTAACATCCTGAAGATTAAAAGCACTGAGGACAAACGTGGGGACGCGTTAGAAGGGGCCACACCATTGCTTATACCCGAGCAGAACCCGCGCAACATGTTTGTGGCTAGGTTTGAGACGGACACCAACATGTTCTACATGGTGCCTAAAGCATTTAAGAAGCACCTCAATGACCGCCAGATTAACTATGGTCTTACGGTAGAAGAGATGACGAAACAGATGGGGGCTAGGAAGATACAGGTGCGGCTGACTAAAGGCACTAACTTTAACTTACCGCCAATACGTGTAATCGCAGTGAAACTAGACGGGTTGAGCAGTGTACCAGAAGACGCAGAAGGTTGATGACTTAAACCCTGACGGGATCAAGGTTGTCGTGGCGTGGGGACGTATGCACGTGGGTGCCTCAGTCTTTATACCATGTGTAAACACGTTACGAGCAAAGTACCAAGCGATCAAAATTGCAGAGTTAAAGTCATGGCGTGTTGAGGTGCGGACCCGAATAGAAAATAAAATGTTTGGGGTTCGCATATGGAGAACTGTGT